GCCGTCTGAGGTGGACAGGAACCAGGTCGCGTTCGCGGTCAATGCCAGTTTCCGGCAGGGATTCGCGTCTCCTCGTCCCGGATTCATCCAGAAGGACATGGTCATCTGCGATGCAATCACCGCAGACAATGCGACGATCACTGCGGACATCACCAACATCACGGCTGATGGATATTCGGAGGAGTGCTACAATCCAAGCGGATTGACGGGCATCCTTCAATGCGCTCTTCCGTACATCGCGGACAACGGCAGGACGTTCATCCTGATGTTGATCAGTGGAAAAGTTTGGCTGTACGACATCGACCAGAACAGCGTCCAAAACATATCCACATCCTCAAGCCTTTATAACCCTTCCAATATCCTTGATGGATGGATGGTGCAGGCAGAAAACTTTGTCATCATCCAAGATGGTGTCAGTGGTCCGTTGATTTTTGATGGTGTTGCAATCCGAAGAGCCAACATTGATGAGATCAAGTGCGGGAGGATGATGGCCTACGTCAACGGGCGAATCTGGTACGCTCTTGAGAATGGGTTTTCATTCAGAGCAACCGACATCGTCTATGGTGACGGAACGCGCGCGAGCGTTCTAAAGGAAACGGAGAACACGTTCCTAAACAGTGGCGGTGATTTCGCTGTTCCTTCTGATTCTGGCGGTATCACGGCGATGGGCATTCCCGGAAACCCGGACACATCGCTCGGTCAAGGTCCGCTCCTGATTTTCACTCCTCGATACGTTTTCAGCATCAATGCTCCGGTTGATCGCGATGTCTGGAAGAACCTGAACTATCCGATCCAAGCAATCAGCTTGTTGACCAATGGTGCTCTTGGTTCCAGGTCTGCGATAACGGTCAACGGTGACGTTTTCTATCGGGCGGTTGATGGCGTGCGCTCGTTCATCATCGCAAGGAGGTCGTTCAACGATTGGGGAAATACCCCGATCAGCAACGAGGTGCTGAACATCACCGACAACGATCAGACCAATCTTCTTTGGGCAAGCTCTGCTGTCGTGTTCGATAACCGGCTATTGATGACAGCACAGCCGAGATACAACTCTGAAGGTGTCATCCACAAGGCGTTGCTTGTCCTTGATTTCGACCTGATCACGTCGATGCGGAAAAAGTTCCCACCGGCTTGGGCTGGAATCTGGACCGGACTCGACGTGTTGCAGGTCTTGAAGTCAGAGAATGCTTACGGTGACCGATGCTTCGTTCTTGCTCGCGGAGCGGACGGGTCGATCCAATTCTGGGAAATCAGCAAGGCGGAGAAGGAGGACAACAGCGTTGCGAACGGACCAAACTCGATTGAGTGGTTGGTGCAGACAAGGGCTTACAACTTTGAGATCCCGTTCGGGCTGAAGCGGCTTGATTCAGGGGACATCTTCATCGATGCGCTTGATGGAACCGCTGCGTTCAATGTTCAGTATCGACCGGACCAATATCCGGGATGGCTTGATTGGGCGAACTGGTCGGAGTGCGCCACAACAAACCAGTGCAGCAACCTTTGTCCGATTGCAAACTTCCAGCCTCAGTATAGGCCGAAGATGCGTCTTCCGACCCCAGAAGATACATCGTGCAATTCAACCATCAGCACACCGACCCGTAACTTGTACGAAGTGCAGATGGCTTTGACCATCACAGGATTTTGTCGCATCAAGAGCGTCCGCGTCCACGCTTACGATGTCCAGGAGTCTGCGGTCGGAGAGTGCAGGACTTTTCAAGGATGCAAGACGCTTGAAGCGTGCGACGTGAACCCGTTTACTTACACATCGGAATAATATGGCAAATCTAACACTGATCAACCTTGTTCCTCCAAGCCTTCCTGTAAACTATTGCCCGACCAACTACCAGACGTTGGCCAACGACATCATCAGCGGGACGCAGGCGATTTTCAACAGCACCATCGGAAACTCGTTCTTTAACTTTGGAGCATCGTTTCCTGCGATCAACAACCGTGTTTATCCTTGGCTCGATGACCAAGGGCTTTGGTGGATCTTCACCCAGGGGTTCTGGATCCGAAAGAACACGGTTGAAGCTGCTGGTCAAGAGCGGCGGATGTTCGTTGGTTCGACGATTGATCTTGGGCTGTACGACGGCGGCGATGGTGCTGTCACGGTCACCAGCGTCACAGGCCCGATGTGGGAGATTGACACTGCTTTTGAAGCACGATTCCCGGTCGGTGTCGGAGCTTTTGCGGCGAGCGGCGCTGTTGCTGTCAATGGAACCGCAACGGCCACGGCTGTTGTCGGAGAAGACCAACACAAGCTGACCACTCCAGAATTAGCAGTTCACACGCACGACGTAGCGATACAGGTGTTTGGTCATGGAGGAGAAGATGGAACAAGGGATTCTGCGGATGGCGGAACCTATTCCAACCCTGTGACAAACAATACGACTGTGTTCCCAGCCGCAACACTTGATACGAGCTTGGACGCGGAAGCGGTTAGCGTAGGTGGCGACATCGCTCACAACAACCTTCCTCCGTTCTATGGTGTTTACTTCATCAAGCGGACCGCGCGAGTCTATTACACCAAATGAAACTGATCGTTCAGGACATCCAATCGACGATTGCCCGCGTTGTCGGCGTGTGTGTCGATGATCCGCGCGTCTATGACTACATCAACCAAGCGTGTCGCCGGTTGCTGCACAAGGGTCTTTGGGCGGGAGCGTACGGTCGGTTCACAATAAACACCGTTGGTGGGTGTATAACTTGGCCGCGATCAATTGAAACCATCGAGGCCGTGGCAGATTGCTGCGGAACCGGCTCCGTTAGAAATCAATGGTTCGAGTTCCAAGAGAGCGGGTATGGATTGCTCAATGAAAACTCGGGGTGCGCCGGCAAGCAGCTTGTTGATCGAGGGACAGTTGTTTCGTATCGCGACGTCTCAGGTGGAAACAATAGCTACATCCGAGTTTATCCCGGCGATGCTTCAGATAACGGAAAAACCATAACGCTCCAAGGATACGACGCAAACGGCCAGTGGATCCGGACTCAATCCGGCAGTGTTTGGATTGACGGAGAAAAGTTGACGCTCGCTTTGCCGTACGTTCAATCCACCAAGAAATTTACCGCGCTGACCGGAGTGATCAGGCAGGCAACAAATACCGCATCCAGGCTTTACGAGTTCAATCAGGCAGTTTTTGCCGAGCTTGATCTGGCTGTGTATGACCCCGACGAAACCTTGCCGCAGTATCGTCGGAGCTTGTGGACCGGTAAAAATAGCGATTCCTGCACACAGAGCGTCACGGTCATCGGAAAGATGCGCCACATCAACGCGGCGACAGCCAACGACTACCTGATCCCGCCTTCTCCTGACGCCATCAAGTTGATGGTGATGGCTATCCGAAAAGAGGAGAACGACTTGATACAGGAAGCAGTGGCCTACGAAGCGAAAGCGGTACAGGCTGTACAGGAACAGACGATGCAATATCTTGGCGATGCAGTACACACCATCAGGATGGTTGGCGTCGGATTGAACGGCGGTGGATTCTCCCAATGGTTCTAAATCTAAACATCGATTTTGCTCTTTCCGAAGCTACTCCAAAGAAACTGGAGCTTCTTCAGGCTGTGTTTGATGCACACGATACGGCGGCAAGGAACAACCAGAACTCAAGCTCTGGAGCCGCCGTCAACTCGTTCTTTGGAAGTGGCAATCTTACCAACGGAATCGCTTCTGCAATCCTGACTCTTGGTGATGCACATGGACCAATCGGCCCTGCTCGATTCGTTTACGAGCGATTCGACGAGCGAGCGTTGAAGTCGGCCATCGAGTCCGGTATGAAGATCCCTGGGTTTGGAAACTCGTTCTTCAAAGACAAAATTGATCCCGCATGGAGCAATGTTGCCAAACTTGTCGCGTCTGATTTCCCTCATGCAAATGATAGGATCAACCAGCTTCATGGATGGATGAAAGAGGCTGGAAAAAATGTGCATCCAAACGCTGCTCTCTATTCTGCTGTTATTTGTAACGAGCTTGGCGTGATTATTGGCGCTGAGTCGGCCATCTTCATCTTGGCTAGGACTGCCGCCTGGACCTCTTTGTGCGTTAAAAATGAAAGGTAAACTTTTTCAAATCTGCGGATTGCCACGATTCGGATCGGCATTCATGTCGGTCCTTTTCTCGTTGGAAAACGATTGTCTTGGAATCCATGAGCAAGGAGCTACTGATCCTAACTGGAAACAGTCAATCGAGGATTATCGGCTCATCCACAAGTACGTGGCCGACTGTTCTACCTATGGATATCTGCCAAAAGCCGTGGTTGATGATTCAATCAAGGTGTATGTGAAAAAAGACGCTAAATCCTCATCCAAAGAATGCAGCGAAAGATTTGGTTATGAGGTTCATCTTCAGTCCTTAGAGTCTATCAGGGAGTATGCAGATCAGTGGGCATGCTCCAATGATGTCATGGTGATTGAAGAGGGTGAACTTTTTAAGTTGGATACTTTGCGTCGGATATGGGTTCATTGCTTCAATGACGAGCGACCGTTTCCCGAAGAAAAGGCAACTCGATTGTTAACTATGAATATCCAGCGCCACGAACCTGAAAAAGTGTTCTCAGTAGAGAACGGCAATCGTTTTGTGAAGGAGGTATTTTAACTTATGGGACTCCTAGGAGCAGCGGCAATCGTTGGTGGATCCAGCCTTATTGGTGGACTCTTGAGCAAGGGAAGCAAGCCAAAGGTTCCAGAATTTAAGCCAATCAATTTTGCCGCCGAGCAGAAAGCTGCTATCAAGCAGAATCTTGAATCGTTGCCAGCGGCTTCTGATATTGCAAGAAAGACCACGTCGGCTGATCAGAGCGTTCTTGAGGAACAGCTTCGTCGCGCTATCCCTGGTTATGACCAGTTGATTGCACAGGCAGGATCAAACATTGGTGCGTCTTTGCGAGGCGAGGTTTCACAAGATGTCTCTTCTCAGCTTCAACGCTCTGCGGCAGGACGTGCGCTTGGTGGTGGATTTGGAGGTGGTACTGGCATGGGCAGGAATCTGTCCGCTCGTGACTTTGGCCTGACATCAATGCAGATCCAGAACCAAGGATTGCAGCAGGCCCAGAGCTTTATCCAGCAGCAGCGTGCATATGGAATGGTTCAGCCGTTCTCGACTAGCAGCATGTTCATCACGCCAG